TACACGGCTAAATTGACGATTACATCCTCAAACTGTTTCAAATCCTCGGATATTTTTTCATCCGTGTAGCTTTCCGGGTAATTCCGCTTGCTTACCACTTCATTTCTTGCCTGCTTGATAAGCTGTTCAATGTAAAGATTATCTTCTTTCTGGTCGAACACGACAACATCAGAAGTTACACCATCTTCATCCGTAACGGTTTCAATATGAAATTGTTTCAGTCTGATTTTGACCTGCTCTAATGTTGTATATTCGTCCATTCTTCCCCACCTATAATCCGAACTGCTCAATCAAAATTCGTTTCAGTTCCGCTCCGCTGATTTCTTCTGCACCTTTGATTCCATGTTCAGCGGCAAGTGCCTGTAAATCAGCAGTGCTCATTCTGTTAATCTCTGTCTTGGTGTACCCGCCGGAAGATTTCTCTCCCGGAACAATGTCCGGGACTTCATCTCCTGATTTGTACCATCTTCCATTTCGCTTTACCGTGTATTCAGCAACCATACAGCACCTCCTACGCAACTTTCATGACAACAACGCTGTCCATGCCCTCAAAAGTAGGCAATCCAATCATTGACACAACACAATGAGTGTTGATTGGATGATTTGTTGCGTATGTATACACAGAAATTCCAGTCTCCACAATTGACAGATTTCCATCTGTTAAGCTGCCGCTTCTCTCTTCCGGTGTCTTTCCGAAGACATAATCTCCAAGGTACACGCCGGATGCCTGCGCTGAAATAACTCCTGTAGGAATAAAATATTTGGTAGCACCGTCTGCAGGGTCGATGTAAAGTTTGTCGTAAACTTCAATCTCGATGCCGTATCCTCTAAGATACTCTGTAACCTGCCCCTGCTGTAAGCGAATACCGCCATTGTAAGCAGTAATTCCAAGCACCTGTTTCTTTGTGTCCTCCGCCTTAAGGACCATTTCCCATGTTTCTGTATTCATGCTAAAGCGTGCAAGGGAATATCCGGTTTTCTTTGCAAACTCACGTTTAATCTCGATAAGGTCATCAAGTGGCGTTGCTGTTTCGGATGCAGACCATTTATCGGTATCGCTTCCGGAGATATCCTTGTAATGGTCTCTCTTGTGCGCCACTCCATTGTCCGAAGTATAATCCACATAGTAGCTCTTTCCGCCAATTGTTACCTGTACTCTTGGAATACCATCAGATGGTGCTAATAACTGCCAAATCTGGCGTTCCGGCACTACTCTTGCTCCATCAATAAGCATCATCGGTTTTTTGCTGATTTCTCTAAGCACCTGGTTTGCCATATTGGAATTTTCTGCCGACTGGTAATTTGCATACTTCTGTTCTTCACGCTCTGTTACCATGTAAGATTCACGGTAGAAAGGCATTTCGTTCTGAATGTCCGAAAATACACCAACATCTCTTAACTCTGCCTGCGCATCAAAATTGGATGCCTTTAAGGATACCGGAAGACCGTTTTTCCCTTTGATAAATCTAAGCTCAAGGCTGTCCTGTTTTCTGGTTCCAAATTTCTGTCTACCTAAGTAAGGTGCAGAACCAAGCGTTTTTTCATAATTATTCCACATAACCCCAAGACTTCTTGCGGTAAATGCTTCTGCTAATGGTAATGCCATTCTCTAATACCTCCATTTCTTAATCAAAAAAAGTGACACGCGGTGTTGCTGCTTTTGCAGTTGCTTCCACGGTCACTCCATTTGCCGTTACCTTTGCGCTGTCAATAGAACCCTGATATACATAAGTTCCAGGCGCATCTCCCATTGTTACGTCAACATCTTCCAGAAGATACCCTTTGCAAGATTCGTCATTGCTTGGGAACGGTGTCCCTGCCTTTGCAATCTTCTTTCCGTTTGCATCGGCACTTGTTACCATTGTCTGCGGAACGATGCACGCCGCACCCTCATAAGGAAAGAATTTTAAAATTCCTTTACTCTGTGTAAAGTCTCTTTCAATTGGTTTTCCCATAATTTACCTCCTATAAAACATAATAGTCTTTGGCTTCTGCATTTTTTGCCGGTTCGCCAAAGCTGATACTTTCGGCATTTTCAACATCTGCCGTTTTTTTATTCTCTCCACCTGCAGTACCGCCGCCCGGATTTTCAGAATTATTTGCAATCTCCTGTTCCTTTGCCTGCGCTGCCGCGGTTTCCTTTTCGGCTGTAATCTTTCCAAGAGCGTCATAATCAAGGCTTCCATTATCCTTGACAACGGATTTTGCCTGCTCTGCATTGATTTTTAACTTTTCCATCAATGCTTCGCGCTGGTCTCTAATGGCGTTTTTCTTCTGCATATCTGCAATCTGCTGATTTGCTGTCTCTAACGCCTTGTTTGCTTTTTCAAGTTCCGTGAGGTTTCCTGCTTCCATTTCATCCAGCTTTTTCTGCAACTCATCTGCGCTGTCTGCCTTTGCCTTAAGCTCTGCTGCTTTTGCCTGTTCTCTCTGTACGGCACTGCCGTAATCAGCAATGATTTTCTCAACATTTTCCTCACTGATACCCATTGCAATTAACTCTTCTCTTTTCATTGATTACCTCCGATATGTCTTTACGAATTTTTGCGGTGCAACGACACCGAATGACACTGTTGATTTTTACGCTCACAACTTTGCGAATTTTTATAAAATAAAAACAGCCACCGATTACTCGGTAGCTGTCTTATTTTGCTGTTTATTTAATTGGTTTACAATTTCCTGTGCTTTTTGTTCCTGCTCTTCTGCATTATCAATTGTTTTCCACAACGCATCTATATATGGCTTAGACAAGAGGAATGTCTTTTCAGCATCTCCCCAAAGCCCCACCGTTTTAATGGCAATAAGAGGATGTATGCCGCACTCTAAAAGCTGATATAGTGTTTGCGACTTTGTATACATATTGTCTTGCGGGCTATGATTGATTTGCACATCAAAATCCCTCATTGACAATTTCAAATCATTGTCCTTAACGCGTATTACATTTAAGACAACTTTTGCAAGTCTCTTCTCTGCCGATTTCACAATTGGGTCTTTTAATTTTGCTCTTGTCTTTGAAAAATCCCATCCAGCCCTTAATGATACTGCTCCTTGTGTATCTCCTCCAGAGTTTTGGGACTCTCTGTTTGGTATTGCTAATATTGCCAAGGCATTGTCCCACAAATCATCTTTTGCCACCTGACACTGGCTCTGATTTAGTTCCTGCGTCATAATCTCAACATCGGCTTTGTTATCCTTGTTATTGGACTTTACCGTCAAAGCATGGCTCATTTTCATCTCTTCAAACGTTTTTTGGTCGATTTCACAGTTCACAAACTTAACCCAGTACTGAACAAACTGCTCAATTCCATCCATTCTGTTTGACTGCATATTGTTTATGGCATCCAAAATACCTATGACAAGCTCAATATCAGAAATTCTCTCATGATTATTTGGAAACTCAACAATAGGTATACTTCCAAATGCATGCAATTTCCATTCAGAAACTACTCCGTTTTGAAGTTTACATGAATAGTTGTCCGTATAGCACAGTTTGTACCATCTTCCATCTTCGTCTTTAAGCTCCTGCACCGCAACCACCGGTTCTTCCGTGCTCCGATTATAAATAACACACGTATTCATTGGAGTAGGCGCAACAATTTGAAATGGTATTTCTCCATTTGCAAATCTTACCGCCTTAAAAGATGTTCCGGTTGCTGACTGCCACTCTCCTGCTTTAATGTCTTTTTCCTGTTTATTCGCATCTACAAGATAGTCATTCAGCGCATCCACTGCCCGATTAATTTCATCATCATCTTTTCGACTGATAAACTGTATTGGCTCGCCATATGTCTGTCCTACTTTGAACTGAACAATCTCATACGCATGATTTTCTACTATTTTGTTTGTAATATCAGCATTTTGTACCTTTAATCGGTATAAAATCGGCTGATCTCCTTTGTAATACCGCCATAGGTATTCTATGATGGTTTTGTTGTAATAATAATTTCCGATGCAGTCTCCAACCACCTTGACAATATTGTCTTTTGTGATAGTTTCAACATCAGTATATAAAATTTTTCGCCCATAACATCCCTTAACAAGGTCTTGGAGAGATTTATTATTCATAATTGGCTCCTAAATAAACGTCATCCCACTGGATGTTGACCGGATTGTAAGAGATTTTAATTTCGTCTTTCCATTCTCCGGATAAAAAACAACTTTCTTGTGGCATTTCCTACATTCCACAGAAATGTTCATTGTTGAACGCCCATCGTGTGTGGCAACTTTTCTTCCGCAACGCGGGCAATATATTGTTTTTGGTTTATATACCATAAAGTCCTCTTTTCTTTGCAAAAGAAAAAGCACCGGAGATTTCTCTACGATGCTTCTCTAAATTGGGGGAGGTGAAGTATTCAACTTTTGTTGCTTTCTTCGATTATAACTATATCATTTTTTCAATATGACATTCTATGACATTTTACAAATAAGTTGCTCCATATTTTTGCTCAAATTTTTTTAATGCAATTCCATGAAGCCTTATTGTCTGTCTCCAAGAGTAATTCATTTCGGTTGCAATAACCTCAAATGTCTTTTTTTCTATGTACTTTGAAAACAAAACATTATAGACATTCTCATCTTCCATGCTGTCTATCTGACTGACAATCTGATCTCTTTTAATGATATAATCATCAACCAGTGCATCGATCTTCCTTTCCATTTCATCAATCTTTGCCTGCTTCGCGCCTATTTTGTCAAAATTTGGGGTTGTCATTACTCTTTCTTCGTTTGTAATTGACGATATGCTGCATGCCAGCTCTTTAAGTTGTGCAAGCTCTATTAGCTTATTATTTATCATCCGGTTAAGCCTGCTTATTTGGTTTAGATAGTCCTTTGTTGTCATATCAATACCTCCTAAACGGATTTACTGCCGCTTCTACTTTGGCTACGTTATTTCCATTTGTCACTCTAAGCGCAAAGTTTGAAAATACATCCGGCACATCATCCAATTGCTTTTTACCGGACACTGAATATCTCTTGAGAAGAGACATCATTACTCCATATGGCTCATTTGGCTTATATAGTGATGGGTCTTTAAATATAACGTGCTGCAATATCCAGTTAGAGCACTGGAAAATCCTTGCTTCCTTGTTTGTCTCCGTCGGTGTATCAGTAATGTTACATATCCATCCTTTTTTTTCGACACGCTTGTTTACTTCCATTGCGACACGGTCTCCGCCGGCGTTTCTCTCAAATTCACATTCCTGAACTTTATTGTTTGCCAGAACGTTTGCTGCATTTTCATACTGCATCTCATAATCTGCGGTGTTATCGCAAACACAATCTACACAGTAGTAATCCTCTCCGTATTTTTGCAATACCGGCAAAACAAAGTAATCCGTTCCTTTTCCCTTGGTATCGCACTGACCGGTTACAATCTCTGGCTCTCCATGTGGCAAATTAAGATACCGGCGTATTTTATCTTCCGGAAACAGCAATCCCTCTCGCTCAATCGGCTCCTGTTTGTAGAGACAGCGATATGATATGTCGTCCATCAATAATTGCTGGTCTTCAAAAAATTCTTTCGTAAACCCAGAAAATTCATAGTCAAAGTTGCTTTCTCCTGTAACTGGGTCTACATCCGGTACCGCAATAACCTTTACTCTCGGATTTCCCTCGTACATATTTTGGATGCGCCCTATGACGTCGTGTACGCTCCATCTTGTGGCAATATGTATTTCCTTGCAGTTCTTGCCGTCCGTGTCCTGTATCTTTCTCTGGCGGGCATCTACGGCATATTTATCCCACAATTTATCAAGGATAATGGGATTCATTGCTTCTTCGATACCGCCTATCATATCGTCAACCAGTAAGAACTTAGAAGCCCTTACTTTACCTGCATTCTTACTACCAACAGACGTACATTGTACGGATGGAAACGACTTGTACTTCCCGACATTAAACTGCTCCATCTTCGCATTTGTGCTCGTCACGGAAAGATCCGGGAAAATTTCATTCCATGTATACTCTTCCGCGTTTGTAACGATATCGTACACGCCGTCGTAATACATTCTGGTAATATCTCCGCTGTGCGAATAAAAAAGGCTGAAATCTCTCGGAAACCATCCGGCAACAAGTGCGTGAAACATTTTTTCTACCGTTGTTTTTCCTGCTCCCGGAACAAGGGATACGCACAGGATGTCATATCTATCATCAATCATGCCTTGTAAAGCCTGTGTAAGCCCTATTTTGAGAAATTGCTTTCTTCTTGGCATATAAAACCGTTCTTTAGGATCTCTTTTCTTTTCCAAATACTGGAAAGCACTATCCACAACTTTGTTTTGCGCTTCCAAAAGCAAAATTCCGTAATATTTGTCCAGAATTTCATAAGATACCTTGTTTTGGAATGAATATTTTTCTAAATCCCATGGTGTGCCGCCGGTGGATTGAAAGATAAACTGTTCCGTCAGTTCTTTTGCTCTTTCAGAAACGTTTAATCCGTACTCAACATCCTTTTCTGTCAGAATAGCTACCCTTGCCGCTTCTGCCATGGCATCCATTACCTGTTCATCAACGCCATGCACCTGTATGTAATTTTCATATCCATTTACTGTGGAAATTAGGCTTGAACTTGCCAAAAGAAAAGCACCTCCGCAAAAAAGCAGAAGTGCCTTAAGACCTCTGCCAATAATTTTTGTTGGTTAGCGACTAACTCCATTTTTTAGCCGGTAAATATATTGTTAGATTGTTGGCATTGCATCACCGCAAGCCCAATGTAATTTGTCCATAAGTGCATTATAATCATCAATTACATACCTTACCGGAATTATATATGCTTTAATGCCATATTTTTTTGCTGTTTCCCTTTCAATGCAACAGCCGTTCCAATCGTAGCTCTCGCATATTCCAATAAATACATCAGCCTGCGCCAGCTTCTTAAGGCTTTCACCTAAATACCATACAGCTTCTTTGCTGTTTTTAGGTGGATTGTCCTCAATATAGCTGTCGATCAATTCTAATTCTTCGCCCTCGTATATTTCAGCAATCTTTTTCATCTTCTGAATACTTGCTTTGATTTCTTCCTCTGTTCTGCCTTTCATCGGCACGCTTACAAATAATTTTTTCATAAAAATTCCTTTCCGCTGATAATCAGCAACTAAACATTTACTAATTCATCTACATACCTTGTCATTTCAATTGTTGTTCCATTTTCATCTCTTGTACTAATATAAACACATTTGTCATCATGGTTTATCTCATTTACAAGTCTAATTTCTGTTTCATCATCTTTAAAATTGTAGCATTTTCGCATTTCTTCAATACATTTATTCATCTCTGATATTTTCATAATCTCGCCCCCCACCCCTAAATCCTTGCAACTACGTGTTCTTTTGCAAAATCTTTTTTATCTTCATCGTAGATAGCCGAACCGTTTTTATCAGTTTTCAGTTTATCAAATTCACAAGCAACCTTTATGCCATCCTTGTTACTGCATTCTGCGCGATAGTCAATAACACATACTTTCTTCTGCCATTTTCCATTGGCATAAATCTTTGTATAACCGCCTTTTCTAGTTTTGATTATGATTTTTGAACGTGTTTTTTTCATTTCCAATGCACCTTGAACCCTTTCGCCGTATAATTACCAACTGCCTGTTTCAGTTCTTCCTTGCTTTTATATTCCTCTCGAAGCATGATTGCTACCTTGTTCTTTTCCACAGCGTATATGCCGCAGGTAACAGCTTTGCTCGCCGTATCAAGAACTGCTTTGTACTGTTTGCTGTTCATCTCGTATGTGCTGTTATTGATATTTACAATCATTTTTCATAAACCTTTCAAAATCTTCCATGCATTTATCGCACAAGTCGTATGTGACATTTAAAATGCCATTTTTTGTAATCGAATTTCCACACAATATTCCTTTTTTGATTTCTGCACCACACCTGTCGCAAGTGCGCCATTCTTTTTGATGTTTCATTCTTACACCTCTGACAAATCAATAACAATTAACACAGAACCATAACATTTCCATAAATCACATCTTTCTTCTTCGGCTGTTTTTCTATCAACATAAAGTGAATGCGGTTTGTTGCTTTTGACACTAACAAGTGCGTATTTGTATTCTGGATAAAACTTTTCTTTTGCTTCTGCAAGATCCACCTCTACACCAGCTTTCTACATTTCTGATATATCCTTTATTTCTCCATTTGGCAGTTTAACTTTAACTTCGTTCGCAATTACTCTTATTGTAATTTCCTTTGCTGTGTCTTTTGAGTAGATACCTGATATGTTATCAATGCCTACTACTCCCTTTACCATTTTTCCATCAAGTGATAGCGTTATAGTTCCCTTATTTGAACAGGCAAGCAACGCTTCTTTAATCATCTTCCACCAACTTTCTGCCGCAGATAGGGCAAAATGCAATATTAAAATGCCCCATAGCCGCCGTATGGGAAAAGATAACAATACCCGGCTTATGATCTCCGACATTCTTCATAATCTGTGCATCTGTTAAATCTGTTTCATTCGCACATTTATGAATTTTTATATTCGCTCCGCAAATCGTATTTTCATCATGCCATTTTCTGCAAAATTCACACATAATCAACACCTATTTTCTGTTCTTCCGGAACTGCTTTTCACAATATCCTTTGATGCAATAGCCGCCGCAGGACATATCCACACCCATGAAATAGCTTGATTTTTCCTTTTTCTTGTAATATTTGCAGTTCTTATTCGGGCAATCCATAATCACACCTCACACTAACGTTGCTACAAACAAAATCCCATACCATAATGTTGCGTTGTTTTTTATATCTCCGCTTAAAAATTTCCATCCAGAGTAAATCATCAATACAAGTTTTGTAATAATGGATATTAAATCCAGTATCTGAAAAACAATATGCATATTAACACCTCATTTTTGCGTAAAAAAATACCAACCATAGAATAGCGGCACAAGGAATCGAACCTTGTCATACCAAACCATGCCAACCGCTTTCAAATCTGCAATTTCTATTCACGGAAGGGTTTTATGTTACCAATGATACCGCTTACCATCCATACATCTTCCATCGACCTGAACTATTGCAGTAGCGCCAGACTAAGTGAAGATAAGGAATTGATGTGGCGTGGATTTGCACCACGCAGGAGTGTACAATCTGGTCATCTATGTTGTCGGTTTCAACCAATTCTCTACGACAATTCCGTTTACCTATTCCGTCACACATCAACACCCAAGGCATACCTAGGATTTTCGCTCGGGCAAGAGCGCAGATACAAGGACTCGAACCTTGACAACGATTTTACTCGTTGGAGAGATTAGCGATCTCCTGTGATACCATTACACCATATCTGCATAGCCGAGCAGTTTCCGTTTTTTACTTGCTCCACACTACCCAAAGTGCAAGTTTCTTTTAGTCAGCGGTTGGCGCCATCTTTTGAATGGCAACCGCTCAATCCAGTTCCCTGTGCTAAGTTTAACCGGTATATTGATTAGCACCTGTATTTCTGTAACAAACACACTAGGGGTGTACTGGCAACATCGCCCATGATTGGTACGAGATTTGAACTCGTGTTACCACCATGAAAGGGTGGTGTCTTACCACTCGACTAACCAATCTTATAGCGTTTCCACATAATCAGACGGTCCCTTGGAACTCTCGCTGACTATGTGGCGTATTTTTTATTTCGAGTGGGATTTCGCTACCAACACTCTATCCGGTAATGAGACGGACGCTTTTGACGTAAGGACTTGCACCTCACTCGCTCCAAGCATAGGAATCGAACCCACATAGCATTTTCACATGCCTTTGCTAGCCTTATCAATGCTATTAACCGCCATTAATCAGAATCGAACTGATCTCGCACTATGCCGCCAAAACCCTACTTACAAGTTGCGATCTTGCTTTCGCGCGTGGGGAAGAGAGGAATTGAACCTCCAATGTTTACCACTTGGGAACTGATTTACAGTCAGCCGCAACACCGCCAATCGTTGCCGCTTCCCCAAAATGCGCGGACACCTCACTCCATATCTCTGTACGCGACCGCGCGCTACGCATACAGTATCAAATCAGCTCGGCACCATCGTGGAGCAAGGACTTGAACCTTGCACTTGAAACCTTTCGACTATCAGTTTCACGAAGCGTCTTACTCCAGCAAATACCTTTCTTGCCATCCACGAGAACCGCCATCAGACGGTTAGCAATCATATTTTTCGTGCCATGCGTTGCACTATCCTGTGCGATATCACAGGAAATAGGCTGGTGAGGATTTGCACCTCACATAACAACGACTTTTCACAACGGGTAACACCCTTAACAGGTTCCTTCATTGCCTTGTTAATTCAATGACTTGTTCCTAACCAAAGCGTGGTTGTTTTATGCTTAAGCGTCTACCTTTTTCCGCCACAGCCTAATTGCATTTTTGACAGCTCAGGCACCGTGGGATAGGCACCCGAACTATCAATAGGAATCCGCCTGTATTGCTCGTCAGCAAATTACGGGACAACCATCATCCAACACCAAGCGTTCTTCCGCCTTGCCGCACTCCGCGGCAAACGCCACCGGACGGTCTCGCACCGTCCTTAACAGAAACTTCCTAGTAGCGAAAGGAGAAATACGAACTTTTCGTATTCCGAGATAAGCTTTAAACCTATCTCTCAATCGGAACGGCAGGACTTGAACCTGCGCCATCAATTCAGTACATAGAAGAATGAAAAGATTGCTCTTTCCTCTGAGCTACGTTCCGTCACAGCGCGCATAGCGCGCCGTTTATGATAGTATTTTTGATCTTTTTATTTTGCCGACGTCCACTAACACCGAATAATTGCTTGCGCCGAGTTTTTTCTTGCAAAAACCGAATGCCAGTGGACTTAAGCTATACTGGATGCTCCGACTTCTCAGACTGGTGCTCAGCGTCACTGTCAAGATCCAGAACGTCGGTTTCTCCCGTATGTTTTTTTCTGCTTATATGTATTCTTCCGACCGTAGTTAAAATCTCCGGCAGGAAGCAAATACCAAATACTGGGTCATAAAAAACCATATCATCATCTCCAAATTGCAAATATATTGACAAGAAACAATGCAATAAGTGATCCCCAGACTGCCACAGCGTCCTTTTCGTTTCTGCTATCTCTTCCAAGCAAGAAAAACGTCAAAATCGCAAGGGCATCAAATGTTGTTATGACTGTTTTTAAAATCAACATAATTTACCTCCATTTTCAAAACTGCCCATACCGGACTCGAACAGATAAATGCTGGGATCAAAACCCAGTGCCTTACCATTTGGCAAACGAGCAATGCAAGCAATCTATTTCTCCGGCATATAGTAAACAAGGTTATCAAATACTGTTGCTGCCATCCTTGGATCATCCATCTTGACGCATCTAATCGGTGTATTTTGTGATGCTGCAACTAATGCAGAGACTTGTTTCTCGTCCATATTTGTGCAAACTACCTGTACAGGCGCATATGCTTTATGCATGTCCATAAATACTTCTGCCGCTCGTTCTGGTGTAGCATATTTCCCAATGACAAAAGTTCTTCCATCAAAAGTAGCGCTTATGCATTCATAGCTTGTTCTAAATTCGGTCCGGTCAAAATCATATGAAGCATCTTTTTTCTGTGACACAACCCTCATTCATCTTCCTCCGATCCATCCCAATCCGGACAAGAAAACTCTTTTTCTACATAATCTCCGACATATTCGCTCTCATTGTTTGTGCAAAAGTAATCTCCATTCTGCTCTTCACAATAATCGCAATTAAAACACATTTCTAACATTTTATTTGCTGCCTTTTGGAATCTTTTTGAATTTTATTATCGAGTGTAATTTTTGAAATTTATCTGATGTGAATTTGATTTGATTGTCTTTGATGTGATTATCGATAAAGTATTATCGCACTATACCATGTGCTATATCCGATTCTGTATATCCCAATACTTTACGTCTACAACTTCCGAATGTACTTCGGTCAAGCATTCTATTTTTCTATTTACCATATCCCGGAAACTAATTTCAGAATCCGATTCTATTGGTGCAACAATTTTAAGTGGTCTCATATATTCCCTCCATGATAGACAGGCCTTTTTGTTTTTGTGGATATTTGAAGAACTTAGTATGCAACTCCTCCTGGGCTTTTGCAACCCCCTCCCCCTCCTGTTGGCTGCTTCTTCCGGCGTTTGCCTTTGCTTTAAATTATTCTAATTGTTCGTGCAATTCTCTGTTTGCGTTCTAACTATTCGTTAAACCTAAGTTTCTTAAACTGTTTAAACGAAAGCATGCGGCGTAAGGCGCTTAAATACTGGGGTTTGAATTGTTTGAATTGTCTATCACGATTTCACCATTATCCGGGCTTGAATTGTCAAAGTTGTCCGGCAATCTCGCACAATTCAAGCCTCCCAGTTTGGGGAGCTCCGAAGCTGTCAAAGCTCTGGATCTGGCTCCCTGGTCTCTTACACCCGGCATATTAAAGCCGCAGTACTTGTTGAGTGACGGCATGTAGCACATGGGATTGTTTTTCCCGGAGATCTGTAAACCTACAAGGCTTTCTTCCCGCATTTGGTCAATCTTTTTGCAAACGTCGGAAGCCGTGGAGCCTAGCCTTTCGCCATTTACCCATCCGTTAAGTGTATCTCTATGTATGCCAGTAAAAAAAGTAAACCCAACTATATTTATTACTTTCTCATAATCATTGCAAAGCCTTATATATATATCTAAGACTTTATTGACCTTGTCAATATCATATTGATTGCTAATATGATTATCATCTTTAAGGTATACAGGGTTGATTTTAAAAACATTGTCATATACATACTGACAACAGTTATACCACCTATTCTGTGATACCTTGCACATATCTGCTATATTTCTATCATCCATCCAGAGGTGGATATATTTGTCGATGTCATCTTTGTATATCTCGTCTATATCTACTCTTTCTGCTCTCTGTGCATCTGACATATATATACCTCCTTTCTGAACCATAAAAATAAACCGATACAATCGAGATCATCAAGATCTTAACTGTATCGGCTGCATGACTTCCGTTTCCGTTCTCCGGGTCCTGTGCGCTCTCTGTTGCCCGGATGCTTTTTGATTTACGATAACAATATCATTTGTTGACAGCCTTTGTCAAGTATAAATTTAAACTACTGGGTATATCGCATATATAGATTATATTCGCGCGCGTTAAAATATATAGTTTATGTTTTTTGTACTGTTGATATATATTATATATTATTTACTCCTTGATAAAAAAAATACAATGTATTTGAGAGGATATACTAATCTAATCTTATCTACGTTTCCATTTCGTGTCCATTCTGTATACAAAATTTATCGCTTTAAAGCATAAACGTTAAAATAAATCAAAAAAGAGAGATAGAAAATATCTCCCTTTATCACCAGATTATTAACTTTTATTTTGTCTGTCTGGCGCTAAATCTGTGATGTCGTCTCCTGTCGGGACAACCGTCCAACCCTTGTATGTGTACCCTGGTCGCTGATCCGGCGGAAGTTGACCCATGACGCACCGT